GGTCCCGCCCGACGGTGCCGACCTGGAGCCATCCTGGGGGCCGCTCGGTAGCCTGGCCGCGCGCCTGATGACCGAGCAGGCGCTGGAGCAGCTGCTACGCCTGGACCGCGAAAGAGGCACCGTGCACGCGCTACACAGGCCTTCCGGGCGCCAGGCCCCCCAACAGGCCATCGAGCAGCAGGACGTGCAGAATCGCGTCCTGGAGGCCTCTACGGCGATGACACGCCTGGACGAGCACGGCGAGACGCCGTTGTTTGGCTGCCCGCGCTGTGGCGAGGAGTCGGCCAAGGCCAGTGTGCCGCTGGACCTGTGGCACTGCACGGCGTGCGGCACGAGCGGCCGCGCCAGCTACCTGCCCTCCGACCAGGGGCCGAAGGGGCCGGGCTGGTGAGCGGCCCCGAGGTGATGGAGTACAGCGATGAGATCCGTTACTACTGGCGTGAGCGCCACATCATGCTGGTGTTCACCAGGTTGCATGAAACCGATTCCGGGCGTGTCGTAGGGTTTATCTCGGTGGTCAATCCGGACCGTCGCAATGGCCATGGCCCGGAGCGGTTGTATTGGCAGTCAGTGACGCTGACCACGGCCAGCGATCGCAAGACGTTATGCGGCAAGCTAGAGCAGGTTGCGCCGCTGCGGGGCGCTTGGGAGCAGGATATTGACCGTTGCTTCCTGGACGCCTACGAGCGACATACGGCAGTGCCAGAGCCGGTGATCCTCTCCGCAGCCGAAGACGTGGACCTGGATGTGGCCATGCTCATCGATCCGCTCCTGCCCGAGGGCCTGATTGCGCTGCTCCTGGCCGACCAGGGCACCACCAAGTCGTATCTCATGCTGTACCTGGCAGTGTGCGTCTGCCTCGGTTGCGAGACGGTCTTCGGCGCACCGTCGCGCTCGGGGCCGGCGATCTTCTTTGACTGGGAAGTAGACGAGCGCACCGCACGGCGGCGGCTGGGCATGATCTGTCGCGGCCTGGGCGTAGCGCCACCCAGGAACCTGCACTACGTGGATATGTCCACTCGGGGCAGGATCTTTGACCGTATCCGCGACATGCGGCACATGGTGGAACGCATCAAGCCCGCGTTGGTCCTGATTGATTCACTGACCTTTGCCACCGGTGCGGACCTGAGCAGCGCGGAGTACGCGGCGCCGACGATGACTGCCGTAGGCAGCCTGGGGGAGGGTGTCACCAAGCTGGTGAGCACTCACCCGACCAAGGCGGCCCGCAACGCGAAGACTGAAGACATCAGCGTCATCGGCTCAGGCCTGTTCGAGTTCCGCGCCAGGGCCATCTGGCACATGCGGCGCATGGAGCAGCGCGCATCGCGATTCGGGGTCAGCTTGACCCCGCGCAAGCCTTTCGACGGGCCGCCGCAGAATCCGCTCTCGTACCGCATGGTGTTCGACAACGAGAAGCACCTGGCGCAATTCCAATCCATGCGGCTGGCGGATGAGCCGGCGCTAGAGGCCAGCACCATGAGCTACTCGCAGCGCATCCGTCGCGAGCTTGCCCGTCGCGGGAAGCTGGACACGGCCGAGCTGTCGGGCCTTACCGGTATCGCCCAGGATGCCGTCAGGGTGACGTGCAATCGCATGCCAGACGTGGCTCCGTTCCTGACCGGCGAAAAGGGCAAGCCCACCATGTGGATGCTGCTGGACGTACCCCATGAGCAGCCCGTCGAAGGTGCGTAACAGTCAAGGGTGTTACGCACCCTGTTACGCGTATCGCCCAGCCGTAACGCTAACAGCACACCCCCACCGGAGGTGGGGTGCTGTTACGGCAGGGTGTTACGCACCCTGGTGTTACGGAAGGGCAGGAAAAAGCCCCCACCACCGAAGTGATGAGGGCTCCTCTGCCGCCGGGCTCGTCGGTGCGAAGCCCGCCTGGCAGCTTAGCGCCTGGGCGGGTTGGCGATGTTGGCGCCCAGGACGACGAGGCCGCAGGCGAGGGCTGCGGTGGCCCACCACAGCAGGCTGCCGCCGGAGGCGACCAGGAGCGTGGCGGCTGCGGCGCCCAGCAGCACGCCCAGGCCGAGCGTGGCCCAGCCGAGCAGCTGGTAGGCGAGCGCCTTCATGGTTGGATCTCGCCCGAGGCGATGGCCTCGCGGGTGTCGTCCTCGGTGACCCTGAGCGCAGCTGCGGCGGCGCGGCGCTCGGGCAAGCCCTGGGCGATGGCGCGCAGGCGGCGCTGGTGGGCGAGCTTCTCCTGGACGGCGCGCAGCAAGCGCACCTGGCGCGCCCGCTGGCCGGTGATGGCCTCGCAGGCTAGCTCCAGCATGCGCGGGGTGCGGGTGGCGCTGGACTCCCAATTGGCGACGGTGTTGACGTGCACGTCCAGGATGGCGGCCAGCTCGGGCTGTGAGAGGTACTGCGCCTTACGCCAGGCGCGCAGCTCACGACCGTTCATCAGTCGGTGTAGGGGGCCTTGCCGCAGGTGGTGCAGCGCTCGGCCCAGAGTGGTGTTTGAGGGCAGAAGCAGTAGCGCTCGGTGATTGGGCGTACTACCGGCTTCGGGCGGCGGGCCTCGCGCTCACGGCGGGCCTTCCAGTACTCGCTGGCTGAGGTGGGAGGTGTACGAGACATGGGGAACTTCTCTCCCTGCGGTGTGAGAGTCGCCGGGCTTGTGACCGGCGCGCCGCATTAGTCCCAGGCTTAGGCTGCCTGGGCCACTCTGCGCTTGAACGAGCGGAGCGAGCGATCCTTCTTGAAGGTAAACCCGAAGCGGTCCTCGATGGCGATCAGCTCATCCAGGAGCTGCGGGCTATGGTCCGCGCCGTTCTGCAAGTCGCCGTTGCAGGCCAGCACACAGAGCTGGCACGAGAGCCGTTCGTTGCCGAACACGTAGGCCGGGTGGAGCGGCCAGCCGTCCAGGGCGACGTCGGTCAGGCCGGCGGCGTACTGGGCGCGGCGCGTCTGGAGGTGAGCCACCGAGGTGCCGCAGGCCTGCAGGACGTCCGAGACGCTCCAGCGCAGCAGCGGGTGCCAGGTGAGCGCGGTGCGGATGGTGTTGTCGATGCGGCGCTTCTCCCAGGCCTGCTTCTTGGCCCGAGCGCTTGACTCCTCGGCGCGGATGCCGACGGCGCACACCACCCTGGAGTAGCGTCGCAGGTAGGCATCGATCGGGTCGCGCTTCATGTCCGAGGTGCAGAAGCGGTTGCTCGCGTCGCTCCATGGCCTGGCCTGCTTGCCCTGGGCGGCCATGCGCTCGCCGCGAGCGACCCAGTGGTCGACCAGGTCGCGACCGTCAGCACGGCGCACCACCACCAGCGGGATGCCGGCGTCGTCGGCCATCCTCTGCACATGGCCTGGCGTCTGGCGCCACTCGATGCGCCCCAGGTCGGCGTGGATGGCGAGCAGGTCGCCTTTCCAGCCGCGTGAGCGGTGCAGGGCGACCAGGGCGATCAGCATCGCCTGGGAGTCCTTGCCACCAGAGATGCTGATGGCCAGGGCCGCGCCAGCCTCAAGCTGTTGCTCGATGGCCGGCGGCAGGCTGACGTCGCGGTGGCTCACGAGAGCACCCAAACCAGCGTCGAGGCGGCGTGCTTGTCGCCCAGCTTGCCCGGGTCCAGGTAGCCCGGCAGGAAGTCGCGGATGCCCTGGTCGGGGTAGTGCGCGGCCAACACCTGAGCATGCTGGGCGAGCAGGCTGAGCGAGGCATCGATGCCGACGACTGAGGTGCTGCGGCCATTGCCGTCCATGGCCAGGCCGATGCGGTTGCCCTGGAGCGAGGTCTGCACCAGGGTCTGGACGGCGGCGTAGCTCACGCCGCTCAGGTGGCTGATGTCGACCGGCTGAGCGGTGACGGATTCGGTGGTGGACATTGAGGACTTCTCCCTCGGCTTGGTGTGCCGCTGGGGTTCGAGCCCCGCGACGGCAGGGTTATATCCAATCGTGTAGTCCTTGCCCACAAGAATTGTGGGGGAGCCCGAGATTGGCCAATCTCATCGAAAACCCACCCAACTTTGTGACATGTGCTAACGAACCCAAGAAGAAGCGGCATGCCGGCGTTAATATGCTGGCCATGGCGACTGCTACCAGGCCCAGGCCGCCGCTGGCACCGGCGTACCAGGCGGATATGACCGCAGAGCTGAAGGGCGAGCCACTCCGGCGGCGACGCCAGACCAGGGCTAAGCAGACCCGCTCGGATGCCAAGCTCCAGGATGCCTACCTGGCCGCCTTGCCCAGGTATTTCACCGTGTCCGCTGCCCTCGTCAAGGCGGGCGCGAACTGGCCCATGCTCGCCAGGTGGCGAGAGCAGTCGGGCGAGTTCTGCGTTAGGGAGCAGCACGCCAGAGAGACCCTCGCCGATCTCCTCGAAGCCGAGGCTATTCGGAGAGCCTTCAAGGGTGTGCGGCAACCGGTCTACCAGGGCGGGTTGCTGGCCGGGCATGTCACCAGCTACTCAGATGCCCTGCTCACCTTGCTCCTCAAGGCCATGCGCCCAGAGAAGTACCGCGAGCGCTCGGAGATCAGAGTCGATCAGCCCATCGTCAAGGTCGTCGCCGGCTTCGATCCCGCCCAGGCGTTGTAGGTAACTAGCTGCCGCCGCGGCAGTGACGAGAACGCTGCTGACACCCTCACGTGAGCCTGGATGGTGGTAGGGCGATGCCCTGGCTGTGCTGGAGCGCCTGGGGGTGGTGCTGTTGGTATCAACCGTAGGTGTCAAGCCTGGCTGGCTGAGATCAGAGAGCGTGGTGCTCCATCTCAGGCACCTGATCCCTGGTGAGTGTCAAGCGGTGGGGGTAGGTGGCCTCAGCGCTCTACCGCTTGACCCGCGAGAGGTGACCGACCAGGGGCGGGGGCACGGGTGCCACCATCGGCCGCCTGCTGGCCGGCCCCCGCATGGCCTATACCCTCCGATCAGAAAAATTCTCTAGAGCGGGGGGAATGGGCGGAAGCGGAAGTTGGGGTTTGCGGCGAGCCGCTCGGCGTGTCGCTCGGTGCATCGCTGGCAGCGAACCGAGGGGCTCCATGTTCCGCACCAGTGGCACGTCCGGAGTACGCGGGCTTTTCGAGCACTCGACTTGGGCACACTCGTAGCCGGAGATTGAACGATCCCTGGTATCACAGTCCAGGGAAAATGACCCCCCCGGCATAGAAGTTTTTTATATCAGCGGGAGCACGCATGAGCGGAATCATCGGAATTCGCAAGCCCCGAGCCTGCCTCATATGCGGCAAGCCGACGTACGCCAGAATCGCAGATCGACCCATTTGTGACACCCACTCCAATGTTGAGATCCAGTCTCACTACGCGGCGAGCCCTCGGAAGCCTGGCGACTCTGCGGTCAGGATCATTCAGCTGCCTTACTCGAAGCGTCGCTAACGTTTCACGCTAAACGTTTCACGGTGCTAGACTCGCGCCTTAGCGTGAGGAGCTACTAGAGGGTGGTAGCCGCCCTTCGCCCGCAGCGAGCTGGTGCGAGGCGGGGGGAGAGGTACGTTGGGGAGACAGCCCACATAGAAGCGGAAACAGCCTCGGTTACGCCTGCTCAGGCGGCGTACAGGCCGTTTGGGGTGGCTGCGGAGCTATTTGGGAGCCGGCAGCGGGAGGTGTTGCTGGCGGGGCCGGCTGGGACGGGGAAGTCGCGGGCGTGCCTGGAGAAGCTGAGCTTTGTGGCGTACCACGCGCCGATTCGGGCGGCGATCGTGCGGAAGGTGCGGAAGTCGCTCACCCAGGCGGCGCTGGTGACGTATGAGAAGAAGGTATTGCCCACGCCGTCTGGGGTGCGCTTCTGGACGGAGGACCAGGAGTACCGCTACCCGAATGGGGCGATCATCGCCCTGGCCGGGCTGGACGACCCCGAGAAGGTCAAAAGCACGGAGTTTGACCTCATCTACGTGCAGGAGGCGACGGAGCTTGACCAGCTGGACTGGGAGCTGCTGGTGTCTCGGCTGCGGAATGGGGTGCTGAGCTATCAGCAGATCATCGCCGACTGCAACCCGGCGGACCCGTACCACTGGCTCAAGCAGCGGTGTGATCGTGGCGAGTGCTTGCTGCTGGATACGCGCCACGAGGACAACCCGCTGCTGTACGACCACGCCCTGGAGCAGTGGACCGAGTTTGGCGAGCAGTACCTCAAGACGCTGGACACCCTGACGGGGTATCTGTATCAGCGGCTGCGGCTGGGGCAGTGGGTGGCGCCGGATGGCATGTTCTTCACCGACTGGAACCCGCAGGTGCATGTGTGCGACGGGTTCGACATCCCCGAGGAGTGGCCCCGCTGGACGGCCACCGACTACGGCTTCGCCGCGCCGTGGTGCACCTTGTGGCTCACGCGCGACCCCGAGGGCCACCGGCCGATCTACTGCTACCGCGAGCGGTACGCCAGCGAAGTGCGCGACGAAGACCAGGCCAAGATCATCTTCGATGCATCCGCTGGCGAGCGGATCATCGCCAACGTGCTGGACCCGTCGATGTTCAACGCCAGGACGGAGTCGAATCGCCCGTCGATCGCCTCGGTGTACGCCGCGAACGGCGTGGACAACATCGTCGCCGGGTTCAACAACCGCCGCACCGGTTGGGCCATCGTGCGGCGGGCGCTGGCGCTTCCAGATAAAGGTGAAGGTGAGCCGGGATTGGCTCCAGCTGGGCCTCGGCTCCAGCTGTTCCGGGGCTGCTGCCCGAACCTGGAGCGCACCTTGCCGGCGATGGTGCACGACCCGCTGGACCCGGAGGATGTGGCGGATAAGCTGCACGGCAAGAAGACGGAGGACCACGCGCCGGATGCGCTGCGCTACGGGCTGGCGCTGGAGGCCGGGCCGGAGCCTGGCGCCGACGAGGTGATGGAGGTGACCTGGGGGTGATGGTTGGCTTACCCACCCCGGATGGCCAGGTGTGGGTCAACCCGGGGTTCGTGGTGGTCTTGAAGGGCGCCGACGCGGACAAGACGCACCTGGTGTGCGAGGGCACCAGCTACACCGTGCTGCTGCCGCCCGACCAGGTCGCGGCCATCCTGGGCGGCTCGCCGCCGGCGGCGCTGGTGGCCAGCCCATGAGCATGAGCGCCGCGCCACCGTCGGGCTGGTTCCGCAAGCCCTCCGACCAGGATTCCATGGAGCGCGCCACGCTGGAGCTGGCGCAGGGCCTCAAGCGCCAGTTTGCCGACAGGGATGAGCTGTATCGGGATATCGATCGGGTGCTCTTCGGCGAGCTACCGGTGGAGATCCCCGAGGCGTACAGGAAGACCGCCATCGAGGTGAGATCACCCCTGGCGATGCACATCGCCACCACCGTCACCGCCGCGCTCAGCGTCAACCCGATGCAGACCGTGTTCAAGCCGATCGGCTTCGGGGATACCTACCAGCAGAACTCGACGCTCCGCGAGCACTTCTTCGAGGCCGCCTGGAAGCGCCAGGAGCAGGAGGCCAGGCGCCAGCTGCTGCGGCTGTTCATGTGGAGCCTGGCGGTCAAGGGCGAGGGCATCCTGAAGACCGTCGAGCGCTCCAGGACGGCCTGGGGCAACTACTCGGACAAGGCCAACGCCCTGGAGGACGAGATCGCCCAGGTCAAGGAGTACGACCAGCACGCCCGCGACCTGCTCTACCACCAGGGCACCGAGGAGTACAAGCTGGCCGTGCCGTACCCCATCTGCAGCACCGACGTGCCGCCTGAGACGTTCTATTACACCAAGAACGAGAACGGCTTCTCGTCGGTGGTGGAGATCAAGGAATTGCCGTACATGGAGGCCCTGGAGCGCTTCGGGGCGGGCATGGACTCCTCGGGCAACGTCGTCGCGCCGTCCAGCTGGAGCGGCCTTGACCCGGCGGCTACCGAGCTTGCGCGGGCCGAGTGGTCCTCGATGATGCGCGGCGGCGGCCGCTCGCGAAGCGAGCAGACCATCCGCTGCATCGAGGCCTGGGACTGGCAGGCCCAGGTGGTGCTGCTCTCGGGGCCGAACCAGACGCAAAAGAGCGGCAGCCTCGGCGACGCCACCCTGGTGCGCGTGCTCAGGCACCCCTACGGCGACCCGGTCCTGAAGACGCTCAACGGGCCGTACTTCCACGCCCTGGGCGTGACCACCGCATCCAGGCTGCCGGAGCACGCCGGGCTCTCCATCCTGTTCGGCTTCCTGCGGCTCTTCCCGCTGCTGGATAGCTTGCTCACGATGCAGGGCCAGGCGGCGTACATGACCGCCTACCCGGCCTTCAAGAAGACCACCCCGCCGGGCGTGCTGCCGGGCCTGCCAGCCATGCCCTACGGAAGTGACGGGCGCGAGGGCGCCGCCAAGAGCCAGAATATCGAGCCCGGCAAGCTGTTCCCGTTCGACATCGCGCCCATCGACCAGCCGCACAGCGGCGCGGATGCCGACAAGCTGCTGGACAATATCCGCAACATGCTGGAGTGGGCGCTGCCCAGCGTGGTGCAGGGGCTTTCCGCCTCCGACCAGAGCGGCTACGCCCTCAACCAGGCGGCGTACCTGGCCAGGCTTGGCTGGGACCCGATCGTCTCGAACGCCGAGGTGGCCCTCGGCGAGCGCATCGGCTTCGAGAGCTGGCTGATCGAGAACCGCATCGGCGAGACGGTGTACTCGTGGGGCGACCTGGAGGCCAAGAAGAACCGCAAGACGATCAGCGGCCAGACCAAGGCGACGTGGCTGGCGATCGGCCCGGACGACCTCGGCGGCGTGCACCGCTATGAGGTCAAGCTGGCGCCCTCGACGCCCTCAAACGAGATCATCGAGACGCGCGCCATCGGCGAGAAGATGCAGCTGAAGCTGATCTCCTACGAGGACGCCGTGGAGCGCGCCGGCTCCAACCCGGACGAGGTGGAGCGCTCCTGGCTGCTGCACGACCTGAAGGGCTCGCAGGAGGTCCAGCAAGAGCTGAAGAACACCATCTTCCAGAAGATCGCCACCATCCGCTCCAACCGCATGGCGGCCGCCGGCGTGCCGAGCGCGCTCATCGCCGGGCCGGCCGCCACCGGCGTGCCGGGCGGGACCCCGGGTGCCCCTCCAGCGCCCGGGCCAGGCGGCATGCCGCCCAACCCGGTGCCGTCTCCGGGCCAGGGCCTGCCCCTGGCGCCACCTCCACCGGGGGGTGGCGGCCTCGGCCCCATGCCACCTGGCGGGGTGCCCGGCGCGCCCCCCGGCGCGGTCGTGCCCGGGCCTCGGCCCAACCAGCTTGGGGTCGCGCCGGGAGGCTAGAAGATGCCCGCGAACGACCCCAACATGCTCGACTCGGTGGCCGACGACCTCAGCCACTGGATTGACGACATGGCCGAGCAGGTGGCGAGCGCGTTTGCGCCCGGCCGTGCCCCGTTCGCGGCGCCCATCACCCAGGAGCAGAAGCTGGAGTACTACCGCGCCCAGCTGTTCAACCCGGACGGCTCGCCCAACCCGGCCGGCCGCCAGGCGCAGCTGCAGCGCCTCGGCACCGACGGCTTCACGCGCGTGTATAAGGCGGTTATTCGGGCCTGGCCCGATCTTCAGCTGCCGACTCCACCTGAGATCGCAGTGCCGCAGCAGTGGCCTCGGGCGCCGCAAGCGCCTCCAGGCGGCCCACCAGCGCCTCCAGGCGTGCCTCCAGGCCTTCCAGTCGGCGCGCCGCCAGGTGCAGCCGCGCTAGCGCCGCCTGGAGGTGGTCCGCGTATGCCCGTTCCGCCACGTCCCGTGATGATGCCACCTGCGGGTGCGCCGCCAAGGAGGTAAGCCATGCCCGACCAGTACGGCAACCCGACCTACCAGGACATGCAGCAGATGCTGCAGGGCATGTCGCCGACGCAGAGCTACGTCGATACCAGCCTGGCCGATAGCCAGGCCAAGAACGCCGAGCTTGCGGCGCAGTCGGCGTACTACAACGCCCTGGGCGCCGGCCAGACGCAGAACGCCGCCACGGCCGCCGCCCAGCTGGCGTGGCAGAAGAACGTCGATGCCGCCAACATGTCCGGGTACTTCCCCGGCAGCTTCGGCTACGGCACGGTGGCCGGTCAGCCGACGTTCCCGAACCTGCAGTACGCCACCAATACCTTCGGCCAGTACCAGCCGGGCGGCCTCGGGGCGTACGCCCCCGGCACCTCCACGCTGCAGGCGCAGAACCAGGCCCAGCAGTACGGCCTCAACCAGGCCAACGTCACCGGCGTGTACTACGACCCCGGTCAGATGATCTACGCCCCAGGCACCTACATCTACGACCAGGACACCGGCGGCATCGGCCAGATCCAGAGCAACGGCCGCATGCAGGAGTTCGGCTCGTGGGGCGACTTCGTCCGCTCCGGTGGCAACCCCAACATCCTGAGCAACCCGGACATGGTCAGGAAGGTGAGCGAGACGGAGTACAGCCAGATGGCCAACAACCCCGGCGCCAACTTCGCCGGCGGCGCGCCAGGCGGCACCCCCTCGATCCAGCTGCAGCAGATGTACGGCGGCTACGGCATGCCCACCGCCGGTCAGCAGACGCTCGCCGCCCAGCAGCAGAACGCCCAGCTGTACGGTGCGAACGCCGCGCCGACGGCCGGTCAGCAGACCCTGGCCGCTCAGCAGCAGTACTGGCAGCAAGCCTTCAACCAGCAGCAGTTCCAGGCGCAGCAGGGCCAGCTGGCGCAGCAGAACACGCTCAGCTACCTGCAGCAGCTGGCCAACCTCAGAGGCCCGGCCGACTGGGCCAAGTACCAGCAGGTGCTCGGCTCCACCCCTCAAGGCATGAAGGACCTGTACGCGGCAGCCATGGGCCAGTACGTGCCCGGCGGCGGCGCGACCACCGGTCAGCAACCGCAGGCCGTCAGCCTGGGCACCATGCAGCAGCAGATCGCCGGCTACAACCCGCAGGCGCAAGCCTCGGGTGGCCAGGTGTGGGGCTCGGGCATCGGCGTCGGCAGCCAGCCGCAGAGCGGCGCCCAGGCCACGCAGGCCACCGGCAACGGCACGAACATGTACGGCGGGCAGCAGCAGCAGTACAACCTGCCGGCCCCCAACCAGATCTCCTCGCAGGCCTGGAACAACTTCACCCCCAGCCAGCAGCAGATGCTGCTCGGCCAGTACGAGGCCAGCGGCTGGGACAAGAACGACGTGCAGGCGCTCTACAACCAGAGCCTGCCGAAGTACGGCACCAACACCTCTACGGCGGGCACCTGGCGACTGCAATAGCCCATGACGATGCTGCCCGACATCGACCAGAC